GGAACAGGTCCTGATGGACAAACAGGCGCTACAGCGTCAGCGACAAACAAATGGATGTACGGCACTGGCACAGTCAAGGTGGTCCTTGGCGATGTTGATGTCGTAACCGATACTTTGGCTCAAGGCTATGATGTATCAGGTAACCAAAATGATATGCGTCTAAAAGCAATCCGCCCTGCTGCGGTATACTTTGACCCAACTATTCATTTTGCAGTGAGAGTAGACTTAACTGTATAGAGTTTTCTATACAATTAGAAAATAAGGAGAAAATAGAATGCCCACTCAGGACTACGCGGCCAGCGTCCAAGGTGTAGCAATCCGTGTCACCAGACTGGATGCTGCGGGAAATTTGTTAAACAATCCTGGTGACAGTTACACCACCTCGGCGTTCCTCCGTGCTTCATTCACCCCTGAATATGAAGAGGGTGACGAAATTACAGAAAAATCAGCAGACGGCACAGTATGTGTTTCATACAAGGCGCCTGACACGCTGAAGAGAATTACTATGGAACTTGCAATTTGCGAACCAGACTCAGAATTGACCGCGCTCTTGTCTGGAGGCTTATTGCTTCGTAAGAACTTTGGAACACTTCAAGCACCAGACCGTCAGAGCATTGGTTGGTCTGCACCAGCCGTTGGCGATGACCCAGCAGGAAACGGTGTTGCTCTAGAAGTTTGGTCATTCGCAGTAAAGGATGGAAAGCGTGCTGCTACCCTTCCATACTTCTACTGGGTATTCCCATATGTCAAGTTGCGTCAATCAGGTGACCGTGTAATTGAAAACGGTTTGCTTGCTAACACATTTGAAGGTTATGGACTTGGAAACGATTTCTTCAACGTAGGACTAGATGGCCGTTGGGAGTATCCAGTCGCAGCACAGCGTCCATACTCATACGCTCGTTCTTCATGGGCACCAACTGGTCTCAAGGGCTTCTACACATGGTTTGATAACTCTTCTAGAGTTGTAAACAACAAGGCTCTTACATCAGAAGTTGCAACACTTACAACTACAACAGCACACGGCTTCTCACAGGGACAGTCTGTTGTTGTTACTGGTGTGGATTCTACATTCAATGGAACTTACACAATTTCAAGCGTAACTTCTAACACATTCACATACGCAAAGCCAGGAGCAACAAACGTTGCTTCAGCAGCAGTTTCTCCAACAGGAACCGCAGTGCGTCAACGTGGATACTCAGCAGTTTCAGACTTCACTTCACAAGGTTCTACAACTACATACAACGTTCCTGGAAATGAGAACTACAACCCTGACCAAGCAATTGACATCATCATTGCTTCAAATCAGGACCCAGTAGCGTAATAATTCAATAGGAGGCGGACGACGTGCCAGCCGTGTCGCAAGCACATGGTCGTCGTCCGCTTTTTCATTTCTTGGGGAGGCTTAAATGAGCAATCTATGGACTAACGTAGAAGATTTAGGCGCATATGCTAATTCTGACTACGCCTACGATGCTGTAAAAACTGCTTCCTATTTACTATGGGCTATGTCTGGTCGTAAATATAACGGCACAACAACTGTTACAGAGCGCTACGTTTCTTCATTTGACCCTTACCTACGCACAGGGGCATCTGCTCTTACCTACTCTCCAACTCTTATTGATGGAGAAGTAAAAAACATTCGTGTTGGTGGTGCTGGACCTTATGGTCCAGATGATTATTTAGGCGATGGAACTTCAGCGAGCACCCGTGTAAGACTTCGTGGTCGTAAGGTAATAAAAGTCCATACTGTTAGAGATATTGACGGAACAATTATTGACCCAACCAAATACTATTTGGTCGAGCACTCGACTTTGTTGGCTACTCCAGGAGCAAACTGGACACCATCAAATGTTGAAATTACTTATTCTTATGGAACAGAGCCACCAATTGCTGGACAGGCTGCTGCTCGTATTCTTGCTATTGAACTTATCAAACTCTACGAGGGAGACGATTCCTGCGCTCTACCTCAGCGTGTAACTTCAGTTTCTCGCCAAGGAGTTTCTTACACAATTCTTGACAACCAAGATTTTATTGCTGAAGGACGAACAGGACTATACGCAGTAGATTTATTTTTGAAAACAGCAAACCCAGACAATGCTCGTCTTCGTTCTAAAGTATTTAGCCCAGATGTTCCAAAGGCTCGACGCATCACTCCTAAGCCTTACCTTTTCACTGAGACAGCCCTTGACCTAAAGGTCTTGTCTACAGGAGGAAGTGTTGTAATTTATCTTGACGAAGTAAGTGGAGATTTCTTACTTAACGATAATGCGTGGACAGTATCTATGACTGTTTCTGACTATACAAATACTAAAACACAAACGCTAACTGGCGCTGCTGTTCTCAATAGAGCAACACAAAAAATAACACTTACAGTCACTTACGACCAAATCCTTTCGATTATTGGCCCAAGAGAGCCAGGCCAATATGACATTTACTGCACAAGACCAAGTCTTGGAAATCCAGCAGTAGATGAGGTTATCAATCTACTTACAGCAAACGTGTCGTTTCAACTTGGAACTAGGGTTGAACCTATCTACACCCTGTAGAGTTGGCTTGAGAGGAGAGACGAATGAATACTGCAATAAATAAATCTAGTGTCTCGGCTGGTGCCAAAAATTTGGCAGAACTGCTAGAGAATGTTTTAGAGCAAGTTGTTAGTTCTTACGCTTCTTACAACATGCCACTTCCTGCTCGCCGCTATTACACAATGGGTGAGCCCGCGCTTGACTGCGAACAACTAGTAGTTTCTTTTCTTCAATCGTATGTTGGTTCACCAGGGGATGAAGCAAACCAACCTCGCAGATGTAATGACCCACGGAGCGCCACACTAAATGTTATTGTCACTCGTTCAATTCCAGTAGTCGGACAAAATGGTCGTCCTCCATCAGCAGAAACAATTCAATCTGCTTCTGAAATTATTGCTTACGATGCTTATATTCTTTTAGATAGCGCTGCTCAAATTGACCAGTGGGAAAATTCTGGTTTTGGTATGGGAGTAATTGCAACAGTAGAAAGTAGAACTGCTGAAGGCGGACTTCAATCTACAGTATTAACAGTAACTACGGCGATTCCATAATGCCAGCCGTATTTGTGCCGCGTAGAGCGGAAATGGATTTCTTACTAAAAAACCCTGCTGGCCCTGTTGGCAGGTATTTAGCAAGAAAAGGTCGTCTCGTACTTGCTGCTGCTAAGTCGCAAGTTGGAGTAAGAAGCGGAGCACTCCGTGCATCACTTCATATGAGACACCTGCGTGATTCTAGAGGTCAATTTGTAAGAATTGGTTCTCCTTTAGATTACGCATTAGCGCATCACGAAGGAACAAGACCGCACCTTATTACACCAAATAGGGCACAGGTTTTGCGTTTTACAAAAGGCACTACGGTTGTTTATGCACATTCCGTAATGCATCCAGGGACTAAGCCTAACCGTTATCTAACAAATAACCTTAGATTAGTCAGGTAAAATATTTACTACAAAAGTAGTAAAAGACAAAAGATAAGGAAAACGATATGACACCGAGATTCAAGGACTTTGGTAGTGGTGGAGTCGCCATTACTGAACCGCTGTTTTTCAAATTACATGGGCAGGATTTCCATTGTAAGCCAGCAATGCAAGGAAAAGTTCTTCTAGACATGGTTGCTACTGCATCGTCAAATGACCAAGCAGCAGCAACAAAAGTTGTTATGGACTTCTTTGAGGCAGTGCTAATCCCAGAGAGTTGGACTGCGTTCAATGCTCTTCTAGATACACCAGACAAGATTGTTTCTGTAGAAACTCTTGGAGAAATTACTGGTTGGATTGTTGAGCAGTACTCAGGCCGCCCTATGCCGGGGCCAGAGCAATCGCAGAGTGGGCAGTAGAACTCTGGCCTTATGTCAATGGAAAAGCACTTATGAGTGGCCTACAACTTTCAGGAATGGATACAAGCGACATGTTAGACGTTATGCATGTCATTCTTGAAGATGACATCACATCGGCTCAGAGTGGCGAACACATTGACGCCAAGGACAAGGTAAGAACTCTTTTTTACAGAGAGTTCTATGACAAAAAGTTTATACTTTCTAGCAAGTCTAGAGGTAATGACTTTGCTGACATTGACCTTCCTTTGGATGAAGAAATACAACCTTTCGACCTTAGAAAACAAGAAACAAAACCATACTTTCCACCAACTGACTTTGACGAAGAATCGGCAAAGCCTTTTGGCAAAGTCCTAGATGAGCCACTCGGCTAAGAAGCATATTGGAGGTGATAGCGCATGGCAGCAAACATAGTAGGTGATGCATATGTAGTTGTACGCGCTATCACAGCCGGTGTTGAAAAAGATATTGCAAACGCTTTCAACAATGTAGATAAAGTCGGTGAAGATGCTGGAAGTAGAGTTGGTAGTGGTTTCCAAAGAGGATTCCAAAGGTCAGGTGGCGGCGGCGGAGGGCTGTTTAGTGCTAAGTATTTAAGGTCAGCAGAAGATGCTGCTAGGTCTTTCTCAAGCATTACTCGTAGACTTTATTTCTTACAGCCAGCAGTTACTGCTGTTGCCGGTGCTATTGGAGTTCTTGGAACTAGCCTTATAAGTTTAGTCAGCGTAATTGGTTCTGCCGCTTTACCAGCCTTAGTTACTTTGGCAGGTGCTTTTACTGCCTTAGGGCAAGCAGCAATAACTGCTAGGTTGGCTTTTCAGGGCGTAGGAAAAGCAATCCAAGCAGGAACTAAAGCCCAGAAGGGTGGAGTTGCTGCTGCTAAAAAAGAAAAAGATTTACGAGAAAGAATTCGTAGGGCTCAAGTTGACTATGCAAGACTTCTTGAGGATAACGCTGAAGCAGAAGAAGATGCTAGAGAGCGTGTAACCAACGCAAATAAGAAATATGTAGAGTCATTAAGAGAAGCAAAAGAAGAGTTACAACAACTTGCTTTTGACTCAGAAGATGCTGCAATTAGTGAACAGAAAGCCGCCCTTGAGTTAGAAAAAGCACGAGAAGCATTGGCTCGTGTATCTGACCTTCCACCAAACTCTCGTGCTCGTAAAGAAGCAGAACTTGCTTTTGCTGAGGCAGACCTCAACTATCGTCGTGCTATTGATGCTAACAATGACCTAAAAGAAAAAGAAGCAGAAAACGCAAAACTTGGTCCAGACGTTGAGTCTCAGGCAAAAGGACAGCAATCGGTAATTGATGCTGCTAAAGAAGCATCTGATGCCGTCGAGGACCAAACAAAACTAATTAGGGATAATAAAGAGGCAGCAAGACGAGCCGCTTATGACCTAAAAGAATTAAAAAATAGTCAAGATGACGCTGCTGGCGCAACAGATGCTTACAAAGATGCCCTTGCCGACCTATCTCCAGAAGCAAGAAAATTTGTTGAGTATATGGTTAAAACTTTCCTTCCTGCTATAAAAGCACTTAGAGATGCTGCTGGAAAGAATTTATTTCCTAAACTTGAGACAGCGCTTGAAAATTTAAGAACAAAACTGTTTCCTGCTCTTATACCTTTACTTGAGGGAACTGGTGGAGTTCTTGGTGATGTTGCGATTAAGTTATCAGAAACCATAACTAAAGCCGAAAACCTAAAAAGATTAGAAAAAATTTGGAAGACAAACGATAGATTTATTACTAATTTAGGTGATGCTGCAAGTAATCTTTACGAAGTATTTTTAATTCTTCTCAACGCTGCTGAACCATTAATTGATGAGTTTGGTAAATGGTTAGTCACTCTTACAGGTGGATGGAAAGAGACACTTCTTTTAGATGAAAAAACTGGAAAACTTGCTGAAAGATTTGACATAGCAAGACTTGCTATAAAACAATTAGGAAGAATTTTTAGCAACGTATTTGATGGAATTGGAAAATTATTTGATGCTAACGTAGGGCCTGGTAGCGGCGGTCAAATATTTTTAGATTACTTTGAAAAGGCTAGCGAGAAGTTTAAGAACTTAGAGCAGATAGAT